ACTGATGGATCTACTACTGACGAACAAAGTAATGCTATTATTAAATTAACAGGAACTCTAACAGGTAACACAACCATACAATGTGAAGCCGTAGAGACATGGTACATAGTTGACAACGCAACAACTATGAGCACACATACATTAGGATTTAAACCAGCAGGTGGAACAGCAACTAACCTTGTAGCGGGATCTAAACACATTTTATATTCTGATGGATCTACAATGTTTGATGTCTTGAATGATGCAGGAAATATCAAGGCCAACGGAACATTAACAGTATCTGGTAATACATCTTTAGATGGTGGCACTTTTGTATTTAATGAATCATCAGCAGACTTAGATTTTAGAATTGAAGGTAATGGTGATGCAAACTTATTCTTTACTGATGCAGGTAATGACCGTGTTGGTATTAAAACAAACTCACCTTCAACAGAGTTACATGTTGTAGGTGGTGTAAAAGCTACAGGTGCAATTGACTTTGATGGTGGTGGATTTACATTTAATGAATCAGGTGCTTCTGTAGATTTTAGAGCAGAAACAAATACTTTAACTCATGCTTTCTTTATAGATGGTTCAGCAGATAAAGTTGGTTTTGGCACAAGCACACCAGCGAATGCAAGTGTGGAAATAAATCAAGCTAATTCATCTGGAGCAATAGCTTGTTTATCTTTAGATCAAGATGATCAAGATCAAGAATTTATACATTTTGATGGAACATCAGCTAGTGACAGTTCTGCTAGTGTATCTTCAGCTACAGGTGAAACTGCAAGTAAAGCAGGAGCCATAAGAGTAAATATAAATGGAACTGATCGTTGGATTAGATTTTATGAATCAGCAGTATAGGAGCTATCATGCCTTTATCAAAACTGCAAATAGCACCAGGAATAGATAAACAAAATACCGAATACGGTGCAGAAGGACGTTGGGTAGATTGTGATAATGTTCGTTTTCGATATGGTTTACCAGAAAAATTAGGTGGTTGGGAAAAAGTAACTAGTGATGCACTAGTAGGTGCTACTAGAGCTATATTAACTTATAGTGATTTAAGTGGTGTTAAGTATGCTATCTATGGCACAAACAAAAAACTATATGCTTACTCTGAAAATTCATACGCTGATATAACTCCTATTAGAGCTACAGGCACAGGTAATATCACACAATTTGAAACTACTAATGGTAGCACTACAGTTACTGTAACAGACTCATCTCATGGTGCGTTAATCGGTGACTTTGTAACTATTGCAAGTGTTAGTGGCGCAGTAGGTGGTATATCTGCTGCTAATCTTGAAGGAGAGTTTGAAATATTAACAGTTCCTAATGCTAATACTTTTACCATAGAAGCAAAAGCTGCAGCTAGTTCTGATGCGACAGGAGCCACGGCCAACGGAACATATCAAATAAATACAGGATCAGCAGTGTCTATATTTGGTTATGGTTGGGGTGCTTCTACATATGGTGCATCCACTTGGAATACAACAAGAGAAGGACTAACTGGAGCTGAAGGTGTTTTGTTAGAATCTGGTAAGTGGGCTCTTGATAACTGGGGTGAAGACGTGTTGTCTTTACAATTTAATGGTGGATTATTTTACTGGGATACATCTTCTGGTTTATCTAATAATAGATCATCAGTAACAAATGTTTCTAATGCACCTACAAAATCAAGATTTATGTTAGTTTCTGGTGACGATAGACATGTCATTTGTTTTGGTACAGAAACAACAATAGGTACATCTTCTACACAAGACAACATGTTTTTAAGATGGTCAGGTCAAGAAGATCAAAATGTTTGGACACCAACGGCAACTAATACAGCAGGATCGAAAAGATTGGTGGATGGTAACTTTATACAAACAGCAGTAAGATCTAGAGGTGCTGTTCTAATATGGACAGATACAGCTTTATATCAAATGCAGTTTATAGGCCCACCACTTACCTTTGGTTTTAATCAGTTAGGTTCTGCTTGTGGTTGTATTGGTTTGAATGCAGCAGTAGATGTAGGTGGTGTATCCTTTTGGATGGGCACTGACTCCTTCTTCTTATTTGATGGTGCAGTACAAAAAATACCTTGTAGTGTTCAAGACTATGTTTTTGATGATTTAAATGTAAATGCTAAACAAGATATATTTTGTGCAGCAAATACTGATTACAATGAAGTTATGTGGTTTTATGCTTCTGCTAATTCACAACAAATAGATAGAGTAGTATTTTATAATTATGCAGAAAACCTTTGGTATGTAGGAACTTTATCTAGAACATCTTGGGCAGATAGAGGAACTTACGATAATCCTTATGCAGCTGAGTTTAAATCAACTGATACTACAGCTACTATAAGCACTATTACTGGTTTAAAAGCAGGTAGAACTTTTATACATTTACATGAGACTGGTTCTAATGATGATGGAGCTGCTATGAACGCTCATGTAGAATCAGGAGATATTGATATAGCTGATGGTGATAATTTTATGTCTATAAGTAGAATGATCCCTGATTTCAAAGCACAATCTGGAACTGTAGATTTAACAATAAAAACCAGACCATATCCCTCTGCTTCACAAACAACTCATGGATCTTTTAATATTACAACATCAACAACTAAAAAAGATACAAGAATACGTGGTAGACAAATATCTGTAAGAGTTGCTAGTGATGCTATTGATGATAACTGGAGATATGGAACATTACGATTAGATATTAAACCAGATGGAATGAGAGGAGCATAATGTCAAAAATACAAATACCTAGACTACCCCAGGCTACACCAGAGTATAGTCAACAACAACAAAACACATTGATACAAACACTAGATCAATTAATATTTTTATTAAACAATACTTATACTCCAGAGACATTGCGAGAGGATGACGAAAGGATTACTTGGTTTTTATCCTAGATGGCTAATACATACACAAATTATAAAGCGATTTTAACTAATACAAACCTGACTACTTTGTATACAATACCTGCTGAAACAACTGCTATTATTAAATCAATACATGTAGCAAATGTAGATGCTTCTAATGATTGTGAGATATCTTTGTTTTTAGTGGACTCAGGTGGCACTAGTTATACTTTACAGTTAAGTAGAGATATTGAAAAAGGCTCTACTCAAGAGTTATTAGCTGCAGGTAATACTAGTCAGATTTCATCAGATTCTAGCACTGCTTCTGCTACACCGTTGGTAGCAAAAGAGTCAGAAATAATTAAAATACAAGCTGAAAACGCTAATGATTTGCATGTTGTTCTTAGTGTTTTGGAGATAACATAAACATTGCAAGGAGCTTAAAAAATGGGTATAAAAGAAGATACTATCGTGGTTGCTGGGAGAACTATCCCAAAAATAGATGTAGAAACAGTTACAACTATTAAACACGCCAAAACAGGAAAAGTCTATGCTTCTGAAGACGAGGCAACCAAAGATGTTAAAGATCCTGCCACCGACACAAAAGAAGAAGACATTCAAAAAGATGTCGCAATAAAGGTTAATAAAATGCCGGATATATTCGGAGGAACAAGTTAAACATGGATTATAGCATGCAACAATATGAACCTAGAGGCTTAGAGTCTTTTCAAAATGAGGTTTCTAAAATTGCAGATTTAGGTAGATTTGAAGACGCATATATCGCACACGTTGCTGAAGGTGAAACAGTTGTGCCTATGGAAGTCTTAGATTCTAATCCTAGACTTAAAGCAATGTTGTTCAATCAAATGCTAGACATGGGTATCAACCCTGAAAGATATATCGTAGGTAATGAATTTAACTCTATCAATCCTGTTACAGGACAACCTGAGTTTTTCTTAAAAAAGATTTTTAAAGGTGCTAAAAAAGCACTTAAAAGTATTGCACCTTATGCTGGTACTATTGCTGGCCTGGCTGGTGCTGGACCTTTCTATTCTGCACTTATTGGTGCAGGTGTACCATTACTAACTGGTGGTGATGCAGGAGATGCAATCATGGGTGGTATTGGTGGATATGGTGCTGGTAGAGCTATGGGCACAGCAGGAATATTTGGTGGCGAAGGTGATTATGCTTTAGGTAAATTATTTAGTGGAGAAGGTGGTTTAGGAGCTGCTTTTGATCAAGTAAAAACTAATCTTGGATTTGAAACTGCGGGCACTACAGTTAATGAAGCACAAGCACAATTGCTTGGTGACTCTAATTTAGTTGGAACTGATTTAGGATCTTTAAATTCAGCACAAGCACAATTATTAACTGATTCAGGTGGTGCTAAAATAGTAGGTGGTAAACTTATAAATCCTGCTGCTTCACCTGGCATAGAAGCCATAGGTAATGTTGCAGCATTAACTTTACCTCCACTTGTAGCTGCAGCTAGTGTAGATGAAGACGATAGAAGCATGGAGGAAAAATTTCCAGGGTTCTATAACATTTATCCTGAAACTCCTTACTACGGTATGTTTGGAAATAGGGTACCAACTGTTGCAGATGGTGGTATAATGGATATAAGATACATGGATAAATATGCTATGGGAGGAGAGTTTCCAAGAAGACAAGGTCAAATATCAGGACCAGGCGGACCTAAAGATGATTTAGTTCCTGCTATGTTAAGTGACGGAGAGTTTGTAATGACTGCAAAAGCGGTAAAAAATGCTGGTGGACCACGGGTCATGTATAATTTAATGAACAGTTTAGACCCTGATTCATCAAGAGGGGTAGGTATGGCGTAATGGTTGATGAAGTAGTACAAATTAATAGACTGGCACCTTACATTGAAGAGAGAGGTAAACAGTTATTAGCTGCAACATTTGGTGATCCTAATGCTGTAAAACAGCCAGGAGAATCAGAAGCAGACTTTCAAGCAAGAAGATTAGGTAGAGCAGGAGTTCCACAACCAATTGCAGGGTTTCAAGTAGCAGGGCTCACGCCTCAGCAACAACAAGCTCTCAATATGGCAGAGCAAGGTATTGGAACATTTAGACCTTTCTTAGATCAAGCTGGTGCAACAATAGGTGAAGGTATAGCAGCAACTAGAGGTGCCGCTAGAATGTTTGCACCTACGGCAGAGGGTATACAAGCTTATATGGACCCTTATCAACAAACAGTTACACAACAAGCATTAGCAGAATTAGATAGACAAGCACAGTTACAACAGCAAGGTTTAGATGCACAAGCAGTATCAGCAGGTGCTTTTGGCACTGAAAGAGCTGGTATACAAAGTGCTGAGATGGCTAGAAATTTACAAGATATTAAATCTAGACGTATTTTTGAGGATTTATCAAGAAACTTCCAACAAGCACAGCAAACTGCACAACAATCATTTGAGCAACAACAAGGCAGACAATTTAATGTAGGTCAACAATTAGCTGCACTTGGTGGTCAACAAGCAGGATTAGGTCAATTAGCACAAGGATTATTAGCACAAGATGTTGCACAATTACAACAAGCAGGAACACTAAGACAACAACAAGCACAAAATGTATTAGATGCACAAAGAGCTACAGCAAATCTTGCTGCTCAAGAACCTTTCCAAAGATTATCTTTTGCATCTGGTATTTTAACAGGCACACCTGCTTCACAAATGTCAGTTCAACAACAACCATCTACTAGTCCGTTAATGCAGGTAGCAGGACTAGGATTAATGGGACTAGGAGCATACAAAGGATTAAACATAGGTAATCCAATAGGATAAAGCATGAGCGTACTTGATAGAAAAATGTTCAAGAAAGTCGCTAAGCTTAAGCATGGCGGTAATCCTAATATAGATCATTATACAGGCGCACCTGTAGGAACACCTGTAAATACTAGTGTAATAACTCCTGTTATTGAACCTGCATCTAATATTAATAACTCTGGTATAACTGCAGCAAGTGTAAATTTAGGTAATGTTGTAGAGGGTATGCAAGAGTTCTATCCTACTGCTGTTAATTTTGCTGACACTTTATTTCCACAAAAAACAGCAGAAGAATATGCGGCAGAGGCTAAAATGTTATATCAAAAAGATTTTAGTGCAGAAAAAGAAGCCATAGCTACACAAAAAGAAGCTGATGTAGCGTCATCATTAATTAACTTAGGTGCAAGACTATTAACAGGTAGAGGTAAGGCATTAGATGTATTTGGTCAAGCAGTTCAGGCAACATTACCTGAATTTACTGCTGCAAGAAGAGCTACAAGAAAAGAAGAGGCAGAAGTAAGAGGTGCAGAAAGAGCAGTAGATGCACAAAGAGCAACATACGCACTAACAAAAGAACAAGAAGATGCTGTAAACAGAGCTAACGTAGTATCTCAAGCTATGTTTTCTAATTTAGGATTTTTCCAAGAATTACAAAAAACGCAGTTTAAAAATGAATTAGATTTAACATCAACATTTAAATTAGTATTAGATAAAGAAACAGGTCTAAATACAGAAGTAAGTCTTGAAACTTTACTAAAAGACGCAGAATTACCTGAAAATGAAAGAAGATTTAAGACTGCAAAAGACTATACAACTCCTTTTGTTGCTTATGATAATGTTATAAAAGAAAATAAATTCTTTAGTACATATGAAGAATTTGCAATTGCAAATAGCGCAAATCCTGGCCGATATGGTGATAAAAAAGAAAATCAAAAAAAAGATTGGAAACGAGTATTTAATTCAACAACTAAAAAAATTGAATTTGTAGAAGCTGATAAACTAGATCCTACAGTGCATACACCAGCGGACAGCCTTGAGTATATGGAAGTTATAGATACACAACAAAACGGTAAGGTTGTGTATGTTCCTAAAAATGTACCATTAGATACAAATAGATACGTGCCAAATGTAACTCCTGTAGCATTAGTTAAGAGTTTCTCCATGGGTAGTTTTACTCATCCTATGACAGGTGAATACGGTAGATATGCTGTAAAAATAATGAAAGATGATCAAATCTTAATACCTAAATTAGATGCAAATGGTGATGTAATATTACAAGCAAACGGTAGACCAGAATCTC